TTCCCTGAAGAGTTTGATGGTATACAATACAAGAGAGAGCTTGAAGGTCGCTCTTATGCTCAAGATAACACTTTAGAGCGTTTGGCTGTAAAGGAAAAGGTCGCTTTGGCTAAGTTATCTTTGTTAAAACGTAAGATTTAAGGAGTTTTTATGAAAATGGTTATTGTTTCTATTATGGATACTGCAGCTGGTGCTTATGGTCGTCCAGCGTTTGTTGCTAGTGAAGGTGTGGCAGTTCGTCAGTTTCAAGATGAAGTTAATCGTTCCAGTGAAGATAATCAGTTGTATAAACATCCTGATGATTTTCAGTTGTTTTATTTAGGTGTGTTTGATGACAATACAGGTGGTATTGATTTATTAGCTCAACCTAAGTTAATTGCTAGAGCTAAAGATGTTATGATTCGCGATAGCGAGTAAGATTTTTTATAAACCGTATCACTAGCTTGCTAGTGGTACGGAACACTTCGGGAGATTGCTATGCATCGTAATAAGTCAGTAAGTTCGCACTCATTTGCAATGGTGCCAAAAGCGGAAATTCCGCGTTCTAGTTTTGATACTCAATATGCTCATAAGACCACGTTTGATGGTGGTTATTTAGTGCCAATTTACTGTGATGAAGTTCTTCCAGGTGATATGCACAATGTGAAAGCCACAATGTTTGCTCGTTTGGCTACACCATTGTTTCCTGTTATGGATAATTTGCATCTTGATACTTTTTTCTTTTTCGTACCTAACAGACTTGTTTGGACGAATTGGGTTAAGTTTATGGGTGAACAAACTAACCCAGGTGATTCTATTTCTTATGTTGTACCGCAAATAACATCTACCGTTGGTGGTTATGCGGTTGGTTCTATTTTTGACCATTTTGGTTTGCCTACGGCTGGTCAGATTACTGGTTCTAATACGGTTACGCATAATGCGTTACCGTTACGTGCTTATAATTTGATTTATAACGAATGGTTTAGAGATGAGAATTTACAGAATTCTGTAACTGTTCGTACTGGTGATAGTGGAGATGTACCAGGTGATTACACGATGCTACGTCGTGGTAAGCGTAAAGATTATTTTACTGGTGCTTTACCTTGGCCACAAAAAGGTGATGCTGTTACGTTGCCTTTAGGCACTACTGCACCTGTTTTTGGTACTGGTAAGACTTTAGGTTTAACTGATGGTACTAATATTGCTGGTTTGGTTTCTGCTAGTACATGGGAGAAAGGTGCATGGACTGGTGCTTATAATCAGACTTTAGGTGGACAACATAACACCGGTACTGCTATTCAAAACAAAGATTTAGGTGTTGTTACTTCTGGCGAGAGTGGTTTGTATGCTGATTTAAGTGCTGCTACGTCAGCAACTATTAATCAGTTACGTCAGTCATTTCAGATTCAGAGATTGCTTGAGCGCGATGCGCGAGGTGGTACACGTTATACAGAACTGTTACGTGCTCATTTTGGTGTAACTCCACAAGATTATCGTTTACAACGTCCAGAGTACATTGGTGGAGGTTCTACTTATGTCAACGTTAACCCAATTGCGCAAACGTCTGCTACTAGCATTTCTGGTGGTGCTACTCCGTTGGGTAACTTGGCTGCAATGGGTACTGCGTTGGCTAGTGGACATGGTTTTACTTATCATGCTCAAGAACATGGATATATCATAGGGCTTGTGTCTGTACGTGCTGATTTAACTTATCAGCAAGGTCTTCCTAAGATGTGGTCTCGTGAGACACGTTACGATTTTTATTTCCCTGTATTTGCTCATTTGGGCGAGCAAGCCATTTTGAACAAAGAGATTTATGTTCAAGGTACTTCAGCTGATGATGACGTTTTTGGATATCAAGAACGTTGGGCTGAATATCGTTACAAACCAAGTCAAATTACTGGTTTGTTTAAGTCTACAAGTTCAGGCACTATTGATGCATGGCATTATGCTCAGAAGTTTACGTCGTTGCCTACTTTGAATTCGACTTTTATTCAAGAAACGCCACCTATTGAACGTACTACTGCAGTTGGTGCAAGTGCTAATGGTCAGCAGTTTTTAATGGATGCGTTTTTTGATTGTAAGATGGCCCGTCCTATGCCTATGTATAGTGTGCCTGGTCTTATTGATCATTTCTAACGTTGTTATAACCTCGGCTAGTCCGTTTTGGACTAGCGAGGAACCAACCGAAGGGCGGTAGTTATGGGTTTATTTGGAGATATTCTTGGTCCAATAGTTGATATTTGGAATGCTGAGGAAAACAGGGATGCTGCTGCGCAAGCGCAGCTTGAATCTCAAAAGTTTTCTGAGCGCATGTCTAATACGCAATATCAACGTATGGTTACTGATTTGAATGCTGCTGGTTTAAGTCCTATGTTGGCTTATACTAAGACTGGTTCTGCGCCTACTGGGTCTCCAGTTACAGGTACTACTAGTATTCAAGGTCCTAGATTGGGTGAGACTGATTTACGTGAGGCGCAATCTGAGGCTGCTAAAGAGCAGGCTCAAGTTGCTAAGTCTCAAGTTATTGTTAATGCTGCATCTGCTGATAAATTAAAGGCAGAGGCAGATAATGTACGTCAGGATACTGAAAATAAGCGTTTGTATCCTGGCATGAATGAGGCTCAGATTAATGAGCTTATAGCTAGAGCTAGTCAGCATGGTGCTAGTGCTGGCCAGCTTAAAGCTTTGATGGATGAAGTTCGTCAGACGATTAATTTGCGTAAACCTGAGGAAAAGTTTAAGGAAGAACATCCAACTTATTCTCAGTATGCTAGTCCAGTTATGGACGCATTGCGTACTATTTTTGGTGGTGTTGGTCTGTTGCGTGGCACTTCTGCATTACCTAATGCGACTAAGATTATTCCGAAAGGTAGATGATGGCAAAATTACCATTTGTACGTAATCCGTACAATTATGATCGTGAAGCGGTATCTAATGAAACCGCTTTGGAATGCAAAGACCCTAGTCTTGCTCAACAACACATGAAGGATGAATGTGACATTAATGTGATTGTTGAACGTTTTGGCGTTACTGGTCAAATTCCAGTAAGAGCCATAGAGCCGTCATACGGCGATTTTAGCGGTGTAAGTGATTATCACACCGCTTTGAATAAAATTAAAGCGGCAGAAGCCGAATTTATGGCTTTGCCAGCGAAGTTAAGGGCGAGATTTGATCACGACCCTAACGCTTTGCTTAATTTTTTACAAAATGAAGCCAATCGTGATGAAGCGATTGAGTTGGGTCTTATTGATGGTGAGCCAGTGGCTCAACCTATCGTTTCTGCAGTAGAAACACCTAAGGATTCAGTGTAAACTGAATCCAGCACAGTTACTTTACTTGATGTAACTGTGCTAGGTGACACCAAAACCACAGTTTTTAACTACGGAGTGCTACGAAAATGAAAGTTTTACATAGAAAACCTATGAGCAAGCATAAGGCTGCGAAGAAATTCCGTCATGGCGTAGCCAGGACTAAAGCTCTAAATATGCGTACTACACCACAACGTGGTGGTTTTAGACTTTAAGATAAGTTATGGCATGTTATAAGCCGTTAACGGCTTATCAATGCTCTGACAAATCTATAATTTGGCGTGAAATACCGGGTGCGGATGTAGTCCGCACTTTGTCGTTGCCGTGTGGTCAGTGTGTTGGTTGTCGCCTTGAACGCTCACGTCAGTGGGCGGTTCGTTGTATGCATGAGGCACAAATGCATACTAGTAATTGTTTTATTACTTTGACATATGCTCCTGAGCATTGTCCTAAGGATATGTCTTTACATTACGAAGATTTTCAGCTTTTTATGAAGCGACTTCGTAAGCGTTATACTGGTAAGACTATTCGTTTTTATATGGCAGGTGAATATGGTGAATCTTTTGATCGTCCTCATTTCCATGCTTGTATCTTTGGTCTTGATTTTGAAGATAAGAAGTTTTTCCAAAGAACGCAGACTGGGTCTATCTTATATACGTCAGAAATACTTAAGGAGCTTTGGCCGTTTGGTTATAGCTCTATTGGTGATGTTAACTTTGAGTCTGCTGCTTATGTTGCGCGATATATTATGAAGAAAATTAACGGTAAAACCGTTAATGAAAACCACGAAGTGGTTGATGCAGATGCGCATTATCAATATTGTGATTTAGAAACTGGAGAGATTATTCAGAGGGCTCCAGAGTTTAACAAGATGTCTTTGAAGCCCGGAATCGGGCAGAGTTGGTTTGATAAGTACATGTCAGACGTGTATACGACTGACTCGGTAGTGGTGCGTGGCAAGAAGTGCCGTCCACCACGATTTTATGATAATAAGTTTAAAGAGTTGTTTCCTGATGAGTTCGATGGTATACAATACAAGAGAGAGCTTGAAGGTCGCTCTTATGCTCAAGATAACACTTTAGAGCGTTTGGCTGTAAAGGAAAAGGTCGCTTTGGCTAAGTTATCTTTGTTAAAACGTAAGATTTAA